TTATCATACTTGGAAGCGAAATCAGCAATCTCTTCAAAGATGATCTTCTCATGGTAGTTCTCGTAGTATTCTGCTTTCAAAAATGGAACTACCTTGCGGTAATATTCCTCATTATGTATGAGGTTTCGCAGGATAGTTTGTTCAATGCGTTCAATCATATAACCTCGTTTGAATCAGTTTACCATACTCTTCATGCAATTCGCAACCCACATAATGTCTTTGCAATGATTTAGCAACCAGAGCAGTTGTACCTGATCCTATAAAAGGATCTAATACAATGTCACCTGCTTCACTGCCTGCTTTAATACATGGTTCAATAAGGTCTGTTGGATATACAGCAAAATGTGCTCCCTTGTATGGTTTAGTTTTTACTTCCCATACAGATTTTTTACGTTTTAATGATTTACGATCTACAGTTGGTTCCTTGATTGCTTCAACATCAAAATAATAATTTTGATTTTTACTGAATAGGAATATATACTCATGGGACTTAGTACATCTATCCTTTACGCTTTCAGGCATAGGGTTAGGTTTGTTCCAGATAATGTCCTGTCGCAAATACCACCCATCAGCACGTAATGCAAAAGCCAACATCCAAGGAATCCCAATCAAATCTTTTTCCTTTATTCCTTCTAACTTTCTTCCCCGTTTGCTGCTTTGTTGCGGCAAATCCTGATTGGTTTTACTCACCGATTGCTTAGGATATGATTGTCCTTTGCCAGGTCTATAGTTATAGTAACTATCTCCTATATTTACCCATAGTGTACCATCATCTGTTAGGACATCACGCACTGTTCTGAATACTTCCACTAAGTTTTGGATGTATTCTTCTGGTGTTTGTTCCTGACCTATTTGTTTTTCTTCACCACCATAGTCACGTAGACCATAGTATGGTGGTGAAGTAACACACATTCTAGCTTTGCCATCAAACTCCTTAAGAGTTTCGCGACAGTCACCAAACAGAATTGTATCAGTTACCATAAGAAAATTCTTGTTGTGCTGCTTCTTCCAACTTTGCCATCACTTCTTCTGTGAAATACTTCTCGGGATCAGCGAGTACAGCAGAAGGATAAACGGAAGATTCACCAATAGTGACCCTATTACCGTTCTTCCCGAAGATTCCGTACTCTGTACCCAATTCCAATAAGCCGTAGTATTTGTCAAGACCTCGCTCGTCAAAAAATAGACGTGTTGCAACTTTACTTCCCTCCACAGTTAGACGAGATTTCTTTGCCTCGCACTTGATGATGTTGCCGATAACTTCTTTCTTACTATCACGTTCCTTACTCTTAGTAAGATAGATGATAGTAGAAGCAGCATACTTCAACCCTGTACCGCCACCCATTTCCTTTGTAGGAACATAGGAACCGATCACATCATATGTATGGTTAGTAACAATCATAGGAACTTGTGCTTGTCCCAATTTTAACGTAAGAACACGAAACGCACCTTTGATCAACTGACTCTTTGTCATGTCACGGACTTGCTTGTCATTAGCAACGTCCTCCATCTCCTTGTTAGTAGAAAGCATACCAAGAGAATCCAAAACAAACATCATAGGTTGACGCTTGTCCTTAGGTTCTTTCATATACTTGTCAACAATTCTACATGCCTGTGTCCTGAACTCTTCGATTGTAGCAACAGGGAACAGTACCATACGTGAGCTGTCAATACCACGGGACTCAATCATGTCACGGGAAATGGCGGATTCAGTTTCAAAATAAATGACACCACCTGTAGGATTGTCAGCAAGGAAATTACGAACGACACTAAGAGCAAAAAAAGTTTTTCCAGTGCTGCTCTCTCCTGCAAGAGCGGTGACCTTGTTTGAAGGCAAACCTCCAAAAAGCGAACCACTAACCAAGGCGTTAAAGATATAACTGCCAGTATCAACGTAATCAGTAATGTCACCTGCAGCGACTCCTTCACTGACCAGACCAGCAAATTCATTGCCACTATCCTTAATTACAGAATCTAAGAATCCCATTTAGTTACATCCTCCTCGTAAAAGTTTACATAATTATATGACTGCTTCATGAGTTTAGAAAACCCAATAGCAGTATCGTAGTCCTCAAAGCACTTAATGTCCTCTGGTCCTACTTGTCCAACAACATTGTTGGTCCAGGTAACCACAAAGATTTTTTTGCTCATTCAAAGAAACTCCCAATGGTAATGGTTTTCTCGTGGGTCCAACCAATACATTGTAGCACGTTTTTGAGAGGTTCTAGGAATGACTTTTCAAATTGTGTCTGGTAATCCACATACTTCTCGATACCAAAATCCTTTGGCAACTCGCTAAAGAAACTGATCACATTCTCATGCAACGGGTTTGGTGTCTTGAGGTACACGAACTTTACTTTCTCACCCTCTTGGATAAGAGGGTATTTGTTTTCGATATTATTCTTCTTCACATAATGATTATAAAGAAGAGCACCCCTTACGGCAATGGGGGTTCCTTTTTGGTAAATTTCCTTTGGGTGACGATACTTGGCAAGGTTGTTAACTCCTCTGGGAAAGGCGACTTCTTCGTAGGGTCGTTCTTTCGTTTCTGTTCGGACTCCATTGATAAAAGCGATAAGCTCATCATTTGTCTTGCCGATAATAATCTTAAATGCTGCATACAACTTGTCCCTAAAATATGCTGGTGTGGATGACCTAGCAGTTTCAAGACCCATGATTTTCATCTTGGGTTCTTTGTATCGAACACCTTCACTGTCCCATACATTAAGTATGTATCGCTTCTTAGCAGTCCAGATTCCACGGTCAGCGATGTTCTCTCGCTTCATGCTCATCTTTTGGTCATACGCTGAAACGTAGTCCGCAAGTTCTTGATATGAACCCTCAATAAAAGGTTCCAATTTCTCTTGGCAGATCTTGTCAAGTATCCCCACAATTGCTGCTTTATCGCTAGATTTATTACCAAAAAATTTAGTAACAAGAGGTCCGAGATTAAGATAGATCGAATCAGTGTCTGATGCAATGACGTAATCCTCCTTTTCGGTAGAGAGCAGTTTATTTAGGTATCCGTTCATACGGTTCTCAATCCAACGGATAGAGACCTGACCAGACAATGTAATTGCCTCAGCATTTGCTAGACGATAGTATCGGAAGTGTTCATTACCGATAGCACCATAGGCAGAGTTGAGAGAGATCTTCTTTGCCATCTGAATGTTATTACATCTGGCAATCTCTTTCATCAGTTCGACAGTGGGAGTTTTTTCATACTCCTGCTTCGCCTTGATCATCCTTTTCTTAAAGATAACACGACTGTCGTACATTTTCTTCATCATTTGTGGCAGAAACCCGTGCTTATCTTTACGATATTGAGCACCATTAGCACAAACAGCAAACTCACCTTCGATATCTACTTCCTTTTCAAGGATTCTATCAACCGTAACCGTTGGATGCCTGGTGTCGTTGAGTGTTTCGGGCGAGATATTGTACTGCATAATAAGATGAGGGTAGAGAGAGTTAAGGTCAAAAGACACCACCCAATCATAGAATCCAGGAATCGGTTCTTTAACATAAGCACCTGCATACTTTTCAGTTTTAGTTGCGCTTTCCTTCTTTGGAGGAATAGCAATCTTGCGTCTCAGAAGTTCGCAATAAATGTAGTTATCCCACATACGAACCTGACTAAACACATCTTCATAGTTCACCTTAGCATCATATGCCATGGTGTATGCAAGTTCAATGAGTTTCATCTTGTCATCTAGTTTGTCCACCAGACGAACGTCATGAATATTGTACTCAATGAACTTCTGCCAATCGTTTTCATAGAACTCTTTGAACGTATCGTATTCAGAGTGATCTAGTTTCTTCTCACCCAGTTCTACATTACAGATATAATCAAGACGATAACTCTCTTGGTTTGTATAAGTAAACTTCTTATACAGTTCAAGATAGTCAAGGGTAGAAATACCAAGAGTGTCAATAGCAAACTGCTTACGACCCTTGATAAAAATCTCACGTTGAGATACCAATCTCCATGGAGAAAGAAGTTTAGTAAACTTCTCACCAAGGATACGGTCGATACGATTATGAATGTACGGCATATCGAACAACTGTACATTCCATCCTGTAATCACATCAGGATAGTTCTCTTGCCAATATTCAAGGAATGCACCTAACATACCTTCCTCTGATCGGAAGTGCATGTAGTCCACCATAGGATCTCTGTTATCAAATGGTCGTGCTCCAAACACAACAATCCTACCAGAGAAACTATCCTTCAATGAGATAGCAAGGATCTCCTGATCTGCTGTTTCGATGTTAGGGAATCCGTTCTCTGCTGCTGTCTCAATATCAATTGTAAAGACACGGATTTTAGTACCATCAAATTTTAATTCTTCTTCTGGATGTTGTTCAGCAATATACTGATACAGGAATCTAGAGTTTCCATAGACATCAAAGTCATCCACTTCCTTATATCGTTTTATAAACTCGCGAGCTTCTGTGATAGAACCAAACTTATGTGGTTCTACACAGTCACCCTCAAGTGTACGCCACTCTGAATAATTTTTACTAGGCAGATACATCGTGGGGTTGAAAGGAACCCTCACGCTGTAACGATTGCCATTCTCATAACCACGTACAAGCAGACGATTGCCTGCTTGCTCAACACTAGTGTAAAACTTCATTCAAGAGATTCGATATAACGAGCAAGGAGTGCCTTGCTTGGATTGGTGACTACTGTCAGATCGCCAGACCTGACATTAAACTCACGCTCAGAAGAGTGTTCTGCCCATGGGGTTATCTGTCCATCAGATTCTACCACATACGGTTCAACCATCCACACATCAGGGTCACCTGGTAAACTGTCACCCTCTGCTGGTTCTACCTGAGCGATGATCCACTCATTCTGCAGCTTGATCAGGTTCGCTTTGATTTCCATCTGTTTCTGCTGCCTCCTCTGCAGGGAAGAAAATGTTTTCATCTGTCAATCCAATTTCGCGAAGTTTTGCTGCAAAATTGTCAACGATATTATTATCAGGATATACAACACTGATAATATGTTCTCCACCAAGACGATGTTCTTCTACAGGAGAGAATGGACACCAACGTGAATATGTAATGGGAATGCTACCATCATCATTAGCATCACCAAGAGAAAGTTCATATGGATACAGTAAACGATACCCAACTACCTTTTCATCATCACCACGAACTTCACCAAACATACAAAGCACACGCTCAGCAGTGGTAAGAGTTACAATACGAATGTTATGATTTGTCTTCAATTTCTGTTCAGTCATTTAATACCTCTGGTTGAATAGTTTCAGTTTTCTCTTCAATGTCTTTCTTTTCTTGAATTTTTTGCTCGTAAGCTTGTTGCAATCCTGGTTCTGGATTACTGATAGTCATAACACTATCATATGGAATCTTGAATTGCCAATCAGATGAAAATGGATTCCACTTACTATACTTAACTTGGTATTCCATACCATATTGTTCAGTAAGATATTGAGGATTTTCACCTGCAAGATTGAGAATATAAGGATCTTCCATGAGTAGGCAGACACCTTTCTTGTCTTCACCCTCCCCATCAAAAATCTCTTTTAACTCAGCGATGATGCGATCACCCGTTTTCAGGGTTAAGATTGATACTGCCATGGCAAATTGTTGTACACCTTAGTTTAGCATTAAAAAAAGGGACCGTCAAGTCCCTTTCAATTTTATTTAGAAGTGTTTCTTACGCTTCTGTTTCTCGGGCAGTTCTTTTTTCAGGGTGATTGATAGGAGACCGTCTGTAAAATCAACTGTCTCTACTTCCACATCATCTCCCATCTGCCAGTTGCGTGAGAATGTTCTATATGAAATTCCTTTGTGGGCGTATTTCCTTTCCTTATCTGGAGGTGCTTTACGAGCAGATACTGTTAAAACATTTCGTTCTGATTCGACTTCCAGATCTTCTCTTGAAAATCCAGCAAGAGCGACTTCCAATACTGTTCTGCCATCAGATCCATTAACGACATTGTAAGGAGGATAATTTGTTCCTGCTCCTGCAAGAGCTTCAAGTCGTTGAAATGTTTCATTGAATCCGATTGAATAGGGGTTATACTGTTCCCATGTGATATTAGTCATGTCCTTAAAAAAGCAACGTGTAAGTTAGGACCCCGAAGGCATCCTTGGCGTGAAAGCGGGACGGTTACCCGTCCCTTGCCCTCTCACACGTTTATTTAACAAAAACCATTTATATTTTAATAACGGTTTTCACTATTAAAAGTATACGGTTTACTCGCCTTCTTGCTTCTTACGACCAATATTGTATTTGGATTCTAATGTCCATTCTCCTTTTTCTTTAAAGGAAAGAACTTTGATTTGATTGAGTGGTGCTAGGTCAGTAATTTTTTCCTGACTCTCTGCAGAGATATTAACTAGTCCCCAATCAACTAGAAGTTGTACAATACGATTACGACGTTGTACATCGTTCAATGAAAGATTTGTATTCTTGCCATCAAGGGCAAACAATTCTTTGAAGTGTACAATAAAATACTTACCCTGTTTATGCAGAATGTGACAGGACTGATAGATCTTCTTTTCTTTACGTGATGCTACACCAATACGAGTTAGTGTTTCTCTCACTTTAAGAAAGTCATCTGGTTCATTCAGAACAACTTCAACCATATCGGTTTGTCGCCACTGAATTTCAATTTCACCGCTCATGTTTACCACCTTTACTCAATGCTTTATTAATAGTATCTAGTTGATCCTTGGTGAGAATCCTAAGTGCTTGTAGAGCTTTATCGTCATTATAACCATAATACTCTTTTACTGCTTCAAGATAATCAATAGAATCTTTACGTGCCCAAGGAGAGAAACGCTTCCTAGGTTTCACACTATTTAGTAAAAAGTCATACTGTAACTTCTTTGGTAGATGAGAACACTTGTTCATCTCATTGACATAAAGGATAGTGTCAGTGAAAGAACTGAGGCACCTGTTAATAATGTAAGGAGGATAACCTCGCTCAGCATCAGTATCACCATCAAGGATGTTCTTTTTGGATTGGTTGATTGAGTATAGGTAATCTTTCAGTTGGTACGTCATTCCAGTGGCGGATCACTCCGCTAATAATAAAACAGTTAGTAACAAGATAAGAAATGAATATAGTAGTCCGTATACAAACCACGTAGTTGTCATAGGGTTCTGTCTTGTCATCAGAAAAACTCCCTAGTGCATACTTCCATATCTTAAATGCTTTCTTCATTTAGAAGAGGCATGTAGTAACAAAGAAAAACATTGAAATGAATATCAATGCTGTTTTTTCTTCCTGAATAGATTCAGTTTTCTTCAAGGCATCATATAGTTCTGCCTTGGTGTTTTTCATTGTCAGTTTCATGATAAAAAATAATTGTTAGTTGAATACTGCTGTAACACTAACGATTTTAGAGTTAGGATTACGAGCAAGGGCAACCTCGCGAGCATCCTGATAGTTACGAGCGATCACCTGTTCCTTGAACACATGACCTGCTTTGTAGAGAGTAACTTCACATTTCATAATTGAAAAGGACTAGTTCCTTGCGAGATGCCTGATCTGTATTATAACTCCCCACGCTCCTCATGGTGTAAGTGTGTGCAAATTCTGCAGCTGTCCACCCATCAAACCGATCTTGGATCAGTTGCGAAGAGTTATAGGAGACCAGTTGTGGACCAATAAACCTATCACACTTGATAGCAAAGTGGTCATGGTTAAAACCTTTGTGCATGTTACCACGCTTTCCATACAGATTTGATTTGATCTCGTATGGAGGATCGAGATAAGTAAAGGTTTGTCTGTCATCCGTAAGGAGTTGTTCGTATGACAGATTAGTAATCTTCCAGTTACCAATTAATGCTTGATAGTCAGTTAGTTTCTCAATGCCATTCAACGAGAAGTTGGAATCGCTTGCTTGTTTTGAGAAGGAACTACTTTCTGTGAGACCTGAAAAACTGCACTTATTGACAACATAAAAAGACACAGCACGATGAATGTCCTCGCTATCAGAAAGTTCCTTGGCAAGGTACTCCTTCGCATCATTGAAAAGATGTTTTGCCGAACTGGGGTCAGGGTGCCTTTGTTTAAGTTGGAGGAGGATGTTCTTAATTTCATTACCATTGTCCTGTAATACTCTCCAGAAGTTATAGAGTGGTTCATAAAGATCGTTGACCCAGATATCCAAGTGCGGATATCTTTTACAAACTTCTAACGCCACACTACCACCACCTAGGAAAGGTTCATGATATGTTTTGTAATCTTTTAGATCAGGAATATATTGAAAGAGTTTACTAAGTGCTCTACTCTTTCCACCTGGATACCTAAGGGGTGTCTTTAGGGACTTCAAAGTTCGGGGCATTGTACTTTAAGTATTCAAAAAATGTCATTTTCAATTCCTTCTGCGTCATACCGCAATGGTCAGCAGCAGCAGGTAGATTCATTGTAGCATGAAACAACGCTTCATGTGCTTCTCTTACATTGTTTGGCGTTGTCTTCACGTATTTTTTTGTAATGTTTTGCTGGTTCGTTTTCAAGGCGTTCTAACATCTCCTCCATCATAATAAATTTAGGTTCTTTTTCAATGAATTTAAGTAAGGTCATTAGAAACCTCCTCTTTTCCAATTGATACATTTGTTCAGGGATTCAATAGAATTAGACATCTGGTGATAACCTGAACCGATATAAATCTGACCTGCAACTACAGCAATTGTAGCAGCACCCCAGAAAGTATAATACCATCTAGATTTAATTTGTGCTCTAAGTTTCTTTTTCATTTGAATTCACAACTCATCATGATCTCAGTCAAGCATGCGAGCATGTTGATCTCTTGATCAGGTACGATAGAAATATCTTTCATGTACTTGGCAATGATAAGAACTGCCTCAGGAAT